CCAGAAACCATCATCTGTCAATTCACCAAAATCTGTAGCAACATACTTGTTTTTCATAACGCCTGTGCATCTAGCATAGTAACCATCAAAAGAGTTAGAATTATTAGATCGATCTCCAATCTCATGGGAAGCTGCTGTGTTAATGTGGCAAAGGGCCGATACTCCTTTGTTTGTATTAGCAGTCAGTGGGATCGAAGTTCCATTTGCAAACAAAGTGACATCATTGGATGCTGCTCCAACAGACAATACTAAGTGAAGCCAAGCGGTAGGGTCACGGAACACGGCTACTGTGGTGTACTCCCAATTAGTAGCCCCGCCGGTTTGATTCTTTATAATAATTGTGCCGTCAGTGTTTAGATAAACAAAGAAAAAAGAATTTGAACTAACGTCAACAGAAAACAACCAATCTCCAGAATTAATCTTTGCCAGTTTCACCAACATCTCTAATGTGAAATCTGTCGTAGCAACTCCACTTGAAGGGGTGAAGTCTAGAAAATCCGAACTCCCTTGGAACAGCCCACTGCCAGCAATAACGTGTCCACTTGCAGTAACTGGCATCAAAGGTGGAAAGAATCTACTGACAACCATATCAGGTCACCGCCAAACTGTTCGTCACTACTATAATTGCCGAGGTTGGTGCATAGTACCCCAGCATATAAGTACCCGCTGCCGTGACCGTTGCTAGAAGATTTGCATCTACCTTTACTGAACTGTGCTTGGTTATCGTATGACCAGAGTTCACTACATAAAGGATGCCGCCTTGCCCAGCGGTTATATTGGTAAACGTAATCGCTTGGTTGCCCCCCGGTGTCCAATTGAAGTTGTTACCTGTTGCCATATCAAAGCTGCCAGATGTGTTGGTGACTGGAGTTGATCTCTGACTTCCTGTCCAAGATTGGTCTTTAGTTAGATCAAGAGTAACCGTAGTCCCCGTATGCGTAAGTCCAGCACCGTAGACGTTTGTGGACATGATTGTTGCAAACCAATTGTCTGTCTCAGTGCTGGCAACCTCATCAGCAATAAAATGGACTGCGTGTCCAACAGCCGTAAGGCCACTAAAGTTAGCGGCAACACCGTTAATCGTATCGCCATCTCTAACAATTGAAATAGCGTTATCAACATTTGATACTTCAAAACCAAACATATGTCCGTCTAAAGCGTCACTTGAACCCGTGCCAATAGGAGGTAGGTTAATTGTAATTGTTCCACCAGAAGCATTTAAAACGTAGTATGTGCCTACGTTTGCTCTTTCAAGATTGTGCGTTCCAGCCGTCAAAGCTGTAACTGCTGTCCACTTCTTGTTATAAGCTGTAGCTAAGCCAGCTTGAGTTAAAGCATCAGCAGCATATTTCCTTGCAGAGAACAATCCACCAGCAACCGCTGTTCCTTCTGTAAATGAACCCCCGCCACCTAACGCCCACTCTTTTGCTGATCCAGCAGCTACCGTACTTCCAACAGCATACTCTTTAGATGAATATTCGCTTGTATCAACAGCGGCTCCTGTCGTTGTAGCCCACTCTTTTGCTGCTCCACGACTGCCAGTGCTAGTGACGTTTGTACCTCCAATTGCCCAAGCCTTGGCGCTGAAATCGGAGCCTGCTACAGCCCCGTCAAATTTGGTAGAGTATGTCTTTGCGCTAGTAGCCGTAGTGCCAACCGCGTACTCTTTAGATGAATACTCCGAACCGTCTACCGTTGCGCCGGTAACTTGTGCCCAATCTTTAGACGACCCACCGAGCGTTGAGCCCGTCATCGAGGCCCCTTGCGCCCAGTTTTTAGCACTCCGATCATTTGTCCCTGCACCATTGACTTGGTTTGCGTCCTGCGCCCAATCTTTAGCGCTACCACCTGTAGATGATTGCGTTCCAGCCGCATACTCTTTGGCCGAATATGATGTGCCGTCAACCGTTCCAGATGTCTCTGTAGCCCATTCCTTTGAGGCTCCTTTCCCCGAAGTATCCGTAACCCCAGTTCCACCTACAGCCCAAGCCTTACTTGAGTGGTCTGACCCAGCGGCCACGCCGTCTATTTTTACGGCATAAGCAGTAGCAAGTGCAGAGGCTACAGTATTGTTAACTGTTAACCATGCGTTGTTACCAGCATTACGCACATACATATTGTTGTCACTTGTATTAAAGTATAATGCCCCAACAGCTAACGTGGCACTGTCGTTATCTGTTGACGGTGCGCTAGACTTAGCCCCAAGAAACCGGTCATCAAATGTGTCAAAACTTGCTGCGGAGGCTGCTGCACTACTTGCTGCCGCTGTAGCGGAGGCTGCTGCTGTCGTTACCACATCAGTTAGGCCAGCCCCAGTGATACGCAGTTCAATACGATCACCAGCAGAGTACGCCCGTGCGGTTGTACTTTCTGCCCCACGAACAATGGTTAACGCATCTGTAGACCGGGCAGTACACTTAACAATCTCTAGGTTATTAGATGTATCAATTAATGTGGCGTAAAAATAATCACCACTAGATGGGTTAGGGAACGACGCCCCATCGCCGCCGGTCAATGCTATAGAGGTAGCAGAATCGCTTATACCGCTAGCGAGTGTGCCAAAGGCATTGTTTGCAAATAACGCTTGTACCATATCTTAGCTCCTTATGTCCACGCTGACATGCGAACAGTGGGTGCGGCCCGTACTGCGCTTATGTTTGTACGTGCCCGCCGCTCGGTCACCTTGAATATAAATTGTTTTGCATGGTATGCGGCTAACTCAGTGTCGCTCCATGTTCGCTCCGGTAATGTTAGAAGTTGCTGCAAAGCGCCGTGTACTATTGCGTCTTCTACATCGTCCATCACAGCCTCATTCATTCCTGTAGACGCCCTAGTGGGACGCTGGGAGACGAACATCTTTATTGTGTCGGTGCTGTTGTCTGGAACTAACGCCACACTAAAAGTAATAGGGCTAGTCTGTAGAATATAACGTGGAGTGGAACGCTCTGCAGCTACACTAGACGGGTATTTAGGATACTGCCCATGTAGCGCCTCCAGAGTAATAGGTGCTAGGGCGTTCCCATTAAGGTTAGCGGTAAGGATACTATATACCTCTGCACCGGACTCTGGAACAAAAGAATACTCATAAGTTCCAGCGGTTGTAGTTACGGTGGCATGTTTATATCTCCAAGCACCCGTGCGCTCGCATACATCTATAGCTGCACTACGTATGTATGTGAGTATGACAGGCTGTGGGCAACCGGGAGCACTAGGTGCAATCCTGTTTACTAGGTCAGAGAATAGTCGTGTAGCCATTATACCACCTCAACTTGAATGGGTTGACCTGCGTTCTCTGTGTCTGTAACAGGTAGCGATGCTGTAGTAGCACCTAGCTCAGACATAAATAAATCTCTGTACATTTTAGCCCGCCCAGTAGAAACCGCTTCGTTGTCAATAGATTCTGCTAGGAATACTACAACATCTACTAGAGCGGGTATATAGGCATCTGGCAGTAATGTAACTGTAGCACTTCCAGAATATACAGAGGGGACTTGTGAATACTCTACAGTAAGAACTTGGTCTGCTGGAGCTTTAGGGTAGATAAAGAATTTATTAGGGTTACGCACATGTCGCATCCAGTTGATAGCCGCGCCAGCAGTAGTATTTGGCCATGTTGGCACAGTTTGATCTAGCACTTCTCTATCAGCTTCGACGAGGCTAGTACCTCCAACGATATTATATACTTCAATAATACGGAGTGAATCACTGGGAGCAGATTGAATAACTGCATTTTCAACACACGCTACCGTGCCGACATAAGAAAACAGGTCTGGGCGTAACAACTGTATCCGCTTCAAACCCTGATTACAGAGTTCTAACAAGAACACATCGCTGTACCGATACGCGACTGTCTCATCTTGGATAATCCTCCGCACCGAGGTTATTATGTCATTAAGTATCAATATCTAAATCCTCATTTAAAGGCTTCGTTCTTATTGGGCGTTGAAGGATCATCGCTCGCGAATTTACCGTCCTCTGTATGCGCCCGAACCCTAGCCTTGCCAGTAGCGTTGATTTTTAGCCCCGTACCCTTTTGAGATTTAGCGTCTTCGACAGCGTCTTCGTCTGTAGATAGATCAACTTCGGACTTACGTCCTTTCTGCTTCTCCGGAATGAACCTTTCAGGGAATGCAAGTTCCTCTGAAACTTCTTCTACAGCGGGATTGTTGCATAGAATATCATTGTAGTTGTAGATTGTGCCGTCGAGTTTATGTCGCAGCCAGCGCCCCGGATGACCCATTATAGCCATGATTATCTCCTATAGAAAAGAAGGGGGGCCGAAGCCCCCCGACTAATTACGAACAGTCAACCATAACTGCCCAAACGCGCATCACAGAATTGTCCTGCGGAGCAGTTAGCATCAGCAAGTCAAGTGTTTCAGCGGCGGCGTTGTAGCAGGTAGCTACAGTCACAGTAAGCGTACCAATGCCTACTGCGCTGCCAACGGCGTTAGCGTTAGCGCCGTCAATCCATGCGTCAACATCACCACCGGTGAAGCCCAGATCAACGGTACTAGCTGTACCGTCTGCCGTAGTTACGTCAATACCTGCGGCCAACACAAGTGTCTTGGCAGGAAGTTGTATTACTGCAAGAGAGTCGCCTGTTGCAAAGGCGGTAGCCCCAGCAGCAACACGAGCCGCAGTAATGTCAGCGAAGTTGAGGTCAACAGACATGCAATACGCTTTTGGGGCGTTGTCACGATGTCCGGTGGTTCCACCTTTGTTGAACCCGATAGTATCAGTATAAGCAGCCATGATATATTCTCCTTCCGCTTATGCGATTGTGATGATGCCAGCAGTGACGGCTTCAGGCTTAACGACCTTGTAACCGTACACTTGCAGACCACGAATGATATCCCCGAAGGTAGTTTCGGAACGCAGAGTTTCCATGTTGGTCATCTGCGAAGCGAAGGTCAGTCCCTTCTTATGCCCGGAGAAGATGGTGAACTCACCAGCAGCGCCAGTTGCGGATAGAGGAAGATTGTGCGACACATAAATCATGAAGCGATCAATCATACCGAGACGGCCATTACGCAGCGGGGAAGAACCGTCGCCAGTAATAGAAGCGTCTTTTAGGTCAGACTGTTTAATTAACCCGGCCATTTTAGCAGGGATAATCATCCAACGATCTGACTCAGGAACGTTTGCTTCATCAAGAACCGTACCGTGGTTAATGATTTCAGTTAAAACATTTGATGTTGTCAAAGCGTTAGCAGTGCCTGTAACACCTAAGTCAATAGCAAGAGATTGCTCACCAGCGGCGATGCCTTTGTTTTTGGCAGGAACGTCAGTAGCAATGTTACCAAGGACATCAGTATCAATAGTAATCTTCATACGCTCGGAAGCGTCTTTAGACCATTCGTCCATCATAGCGATGTCGGACTGAACCTGATCTACATCATCTTCAACACAGGCAAAGTACTTACCTTTGTCGATAAGAAGCTGCAGCTTAGGCTTATCAGGGTTTTCGACGGCGAGAGTCTGACCCTTAACATAGTCACGGATCGTCAGCTCAGGGGTCGTACGGATATTAACCGTGTCACCATGAGATTTAATATCGCCCTCGTAGTCAGTGTTGGCGATAGCCGACAACACAGTGGCGTCGTAAAAGTTTTCTATAAGTTTTCCGCTCCAGATTTCTGGAATGAAATTCCCGGTGTAGCTAGGATGACCCGGTGATGTTGCGTATGCCATAATTGGCTCCTTTATTAACTACGCGTGGATTATACGACCATCGCTTTGCGCTGCGAAAATATCGCGTTCAATTCCGTCCCGCTCTTCTTCGTTACCTTCGAACCCACCCGTCCGAACCTTCTCGAAAAAATCCGTGATGTCCTGCGGCGTGTAGGTTTTAGTTTCACCAGTCGTAGAAGCAGCACCGCTGCGACCTTTGCCCGGTGAAACTTGTTTCTCAAGTTCAGAAGCGGTCCGATTAGGTTGAGCTGCTACGGCACCAGTTGCCGATTGCCAAGAGTTAAAAAAACTAGCTACCCGTTTCATGTCCAGATTGCGTTGGGCATCGTCGAG